TGTTGCTGTTGTAGAGTCGGCTGTTAAAACTGTGTTATTTGCTCCGACTGCTAAACGTGCAGGCGTATCGGCTGCGGTAGCTGCAATCAAATCGCCTTTTGCGTCAACAATGGCGTTTTGAATAGCATTTGAGTCGTCTTGGGCTACCCAAGAAAAATCCAAATCCGTTCCCGAAGCTTTGGCCAATACTTGACCAGTTGTTCCGCCTTTAAGATCAACAAAAGAAGTGTCAATTGAATTGCCCAAAGTACGCATGGCGGCTGCGCCGTCTTTGACCAAATCTGTGTCGTCAGGCGTCTCCCACCCAAAATTTGTTGTTGTGGCCATTTCGTCTCCTTTAAGCCACGATTGTGGCGTCTATCCATTCAAGTGTATTCGATAACGTGTTCCAAGTCTCAGCGACACCGACGTCTTCCCATTTCATGCTTTGCAAGCTGAAAGCGGTTGGCGATAGCGTCAAAGTCAAATCGAGTCGGTTATATCCTGCACGCCAAGACCAACCTTCGACGAAGCCTTGAAAGACGCCGTTTATCATGTTGTTTGGAAGGTCTGTGATATTCAAAGGCAAGCCCATGAATACACCCAAAAGCGCGTCTCGGTCGCTGTCGTCGATTTCAGGATTGCCAAGCGTAAAAGTGATCGAATTGAATTGGTCTTGTGGAAAGGCGCGAATTCCAAGATAAAAGTTTGCCTGAGATAACGCGTCAGCTTGATTGTGAAGCGTCGTTGAAATTGCCTGAGCTTGCGCGCCGTATTGTGCAATTGACTCAGCTGAAGAAGCCGTCTCCGTTCCTGCCCGATATTGGATTGAAACGTAATTCCGAAGGTCGCCAAGTCGTTTGATAATACGGATACCCGCTGCCAAAGCGTCATTTGCTGAAACGGTCACGTAACCATTAGCCGCCAAGTAAGAGCTGCGGTGAGTGCTGTCTGCATAACCAATCCGACCCTGTGCGTCTTCGTATAAGTAGCCGAGGCCGCTAGTTGCAAGAGCCGAAACAAGAGAATAAATATCAGTTTGCGAAGAAGATCGAGCCATTAGCTCATAATTTCCAGGTGTGTCAATACTCCCAAGACCTGAGTTTTCAGCGTTTGTCCAGTCTGTCGTTGGGTCATAATTTGCCCAGCTGAGCGCAGCTGGCACTTCCGTCCACGTATTGAAAAGGGTTTGACTTAAAATTGTATAAATTTGATTTCCGTCGAAATCTTTGGAAAGTACGCCGTCAGTCAAAGTCTTTGGCAGCTTCGACAATGCGCCCAAAGCCGTGAGTTTTATAACTTCATTGACGCCACCCGTGCCAGTCGAGGTGACCAGCGTTTCAATATCAGTCACGTCGCCGCCAAAAAGGTTGACAAAAGCTCCAGTCGAATTTTTGACTTTGATTGTCACGCCGTCATTGACGTCAATGACAATTGGGGTCAAGTCAAGGTTGAGAATATCTACTGAGCAATAACCAGCTTTAGGCTGTGAGTAAATATCCGTGCGGCCTGAAGCAATGGTCAAATTTGAAAGCGTGACGTTTGTGTAATCTGTGCCATTTATGGTCAAAGACCATTCGGGTGTCCATTGAGTCATCAGAGTGTCAATGCCGCCGCACCTAGACCGCCGCGACCAGCGCTGCGGTTGAGAACGTCAACGATTGCACGCGAAGCTCCTTCAGGGTCGCCGACAATGCCTTGATTTATAGTGACGTAATAATCCGAAAATTCTTTGGCGCGCTGTGTAGCTGAGCCCTCAATTGTAATTGGAGAGCTGGCGGCTTTTTTGGCGCTTGTTGAAGCGGCGGCTACGCCCGCGCTCGCGCCCGTCACGGTTGGAATTGTGATTGTTGGCATGGGTTTGACTGAAGGCGCTGAAGAACCCAAAACGCCTGAAATGCTTGAATAATTTTGTGAACCAGTCGAAGGCGCTGAGACGGGTTTCATATCAGGCAAACCAAGATTGACCGCGTTGTAAGCCTTGATCAAAAGATTTATGCCGTCAACCGCGCCTTGAATAAGATTGTTGATGACTTTGATGACTGAGCCGATAACGCCAACGACTGCGCCCGCTATCTTGCCAACAATCGTCAAAGCTCCACCTAAGACTTCGCCTATGACTGGCGCGACATAAGTGACGATAAATCCCGCAAAAGTCTTGAATTCGTCCATGTTCTCGCCAATGGCTTTTTTGACAAAACCAAAAGCTTTGATAAGTCCGTTAAGGATTGGCTCAAAGGTCTTGACGATTATGTTGCCAAGAGTTGTTATTACGCCGCCAAGTCCGTTGCCATTCAAGCTGAATGAATTTGAAAAAGCGTTGATGATTGGCAATGCGTTGTCGTTGATAAAAGTGATTAGTTTTTCAACAATTGGCAAGAGTGCAAAACCGATCGTTTCTTTGGCTTCGTCAAAAGCTACATTTAAGCGAGCCAAGCGACCTTGAAAGGTTTGCGCTTCTTGATCGGCAAACCCAGCAAAAGAGCTTCGAAGTGACTCATAAACCAAGTTAAAATCTTTAGTTTTTAAAATTGATTGGTCTATGCCAAGACCTAATTTTCCAAGAGCGTTCGTGTTGCCGTCGTAGGCCTTGCCTAAGCTGTTGGCTATTGCTTCAAGAGGTTTGCCCGTTGCACTTGAAATATCCAGCGCAAGATTGAGCAGCTTTTGAGCTTCTTCGGTGTCTTTTGTCGAACGTACCAAACGGCTAAACGCTGGCCGAAGTTTATCGTCCGTTACACCTACGGCCAGAGAAGTTTGCGTGATGTAATCCTCAACCGCAGCGATTTGAGCATTTGTTGCGCCTGTCGTGTTCTCCAAAGTTTTTGCAAGAATTCTTTGCGCTTGTTCGTCTTCGAGGGCGGCTTTTACGCCGTCAACCCCAATCTTGACCGCATAAGCTCCCGCTGCGGCAGCGGCAGCTACAAAAGCCGCGCCGATCATTTTGCCAGTTTTGGCTATTTTGTCGCCGAAAGTATCGACGTCAGCGGTGGCCGCTTTAAGGGATTTGTTTAAATTGTCAACGTCTCCAAGAATGGAGAGCTTTAGGGTACGACTGCCAGCCATTAGTATTTCCTCACAATTTCGGAAAATCCTTCTTCCCAGCGTTTGATGATTTCAGGCTGCACGCTGCGAAGGGTTGGATAAATCCACCAACCGCGAGAGCCACGGCCTTCACGTCCCGACCAAACTGGAAATTGCTTCCACTTGTTTGAACCGAATTCAGCGCCGCCCCAAATGTCCCGAGTCGTTGCGCCGCCTGAAAACTTTTGAGACGCGAAGCCGTAGCTAATCTCACCAATGCGAGAAGATTTTGAAACCTTTGAACCTTCAGCGATACGGGTCGCAACCTTTGGAATGGCGCGGGTTGATCGAGCTGAGGACGTGACTTTACCCTGAACGAATTCGGCCAAAGCTGAGGATTTTTCTTTTGCCTGAGCTGTGGCTTCTTCGTCCATTGCTTTAAATGATTTTGTTATTGCACGCAATTCGGCTTTGTCGTAGGCGATCGCTTCACTTGCCATTTGCTCGCCTTTCCAAGATTTCGATTGCGGTCAGTATGTCTTCAGCTGTTTCGAAGTTGGAAGCTGCGAGTCCCGTTTCCATGCGCAGCTCCCAAACTATTCGATTTAAGCTTCCGACTGGGTAGCTTTTGGGTTTGTCTCACCGACTGTCACGTTTGCCACGGTATCGCACCAAACTTCAAACGGCTTCACGGGTTTTCCAGCTTGTTCACGCTTCATGGCGTGATAGGCCAAAAAGACAAGATCGGAAATGCCAATTTTGTCTTGTGCCTGACTGATGATGTTGCCCGTTGACTTCTCCCATTTTATCCACTCAGGTGGCGCGGCCACGTATGTGGCCACGTCGCCCGAGTTGAATTCGATCGTGATTGGTAGTTTCATTTTTGCTCCCGACTTGGTTTGTTAGCTGAAGTTTTCTGTTGGTGTTCCCACTACGGTAAAGCTGAGTGAGACTGTCTGAGCGTCAGGCGCGCTTCCGCCTACCGCTGGGAAGACTGGCATGACGTTAAAGGTGAAGACTGCGCCTGTAACTGCCGTCAATGATGTGGCCAAAGTTGTGTTTGGCGCTGTCTCGCAAGCTGTCCAAAGAGCTTCGCAAAGTGAGCCTGAAGCTCCCCAGTCTGCAAGCATTTCGACGTCGAAAGTCCATTGGTCGTCAATGTGCTTGTAAGCCTTGCCGTCAAG